AATAGAAGATGCCCTAGGCAAGCCATCGTTTTTCATCTGTCAATCTTAACTTTGTTGTTTCCCTATAAAATACTATTGCATTGCTTATAGACTTGTGATACAATTTTAAATGTCATTAACAAAACAACATGAAAAGGAAATGCCCACATTGCGAAGTAGAGTTTGAAGCTACTAAGCACGAAGAAGCCGATGGTTCGTATTGGTACTCTGGTAACCATCAATGTCCAAAGTTAGAAGGCTCGCCACACGAAGCATTACAAAAACATTATAACCAAACTAAATGAAGACACACATAATCATTGAGACTACACAGGAGAAAAAGAAAGAGTTTAAAAAGAAGATCAAAGAGCAGGAGCTTACGGTAAGTGGAGCTATGAGACTAGCGATCAAGAAAATGTTCAAAGTAAATATTTAATTTCCTAACCACCCTCAAATGGAAATGCCAAAAAAATGTCCTGAATGCGGACGAGTCTTCACTTCCGAAGAAGGCTACTGTGACCAATACTGTAGCGAGTATTGTGCTGATGCTGTTTTTCAAGACAGTATGCCTGACCGCTTGCATGACGAGCGAGTAGAATATGACCTTTGTATGCTATGAAACACAGCACTTTGATAGATTTCATTGTTTTGCTTTCTGTTATTTTAATCTTAATTTACTACTATGTCTGATATACTAACTTTCTGTGCTGCTGTACTGTTTATGCTTTCACTTGGATTCCTTGCTTATATTATAACCCTAATTTAATGGACTCAATACAACGTGACCTATTTCACAAGCAGCTTAAATCAGTAGATGGAGCTGTTAGATACGCTTTTAATCAATGTCCTGACTTAGTGAGCGTAAAGAAGAACAACGAGCTTATACGGTACATATGGGACGCTATAGATGACTTTAGTGCTGAAAGTATCTTAAGAGTCGCTCGTAAGCTTAGAAACGATCCTAGCTCCGAATACTACAATGAAGACTCTAAGTATACTGGTATGAAACAAGAAGTTAAGTATCGTGAAGAGTATGGTAATTTTAATCCTTTAACTTACTAATATGAAGAAATACAAACTAAGTAAAGATACAACACTAGGAGAGCTTGGAGATTTACTGTGGCAACCTATCACAGAATACGGTCAAGAGGCTGATCGAATCGAAACAGAGGAAACTGGAGGGCTGGAGGAAAATAGTGGCGGATCACGCTGTAGCCTACAAATAGATTGTCAGCTAGACTACTTGGAAGTAGCTTATAAGTTCTACGGCCCAATAACTACACGGCCTTTGACTAAGTTTCTTAAGGAAGTGGAAAAGCTTGGAGGAAACGGCTTTGTCGTGAACGATAAAGAAATAAACGTAGAGTTTATTAACGCAGCAGTATTTAACTAACAACCTAATATGAAAAGTATCAAATGCGAATGTGGTAATCGCTTCAAACCACACACCTACCTAGCAGATTGGGAGAACAAGTGTTGCTTCTCTTGCAGGTTCTTCCTTGGCAAGATCCGTCTGTTGCGTCTAATAAGTAAACACGACAAGAAGTTCTCTCATAAGAGCAGGAATTACTGGAAGCCTAAACTAGAAGAAGCTATGAAGGTCACCTTGCCTTTTGACGATATTTCTGATAGTATTTCTTTAGAAATTTAATTGCGACACACATACCATGCACAACGTAACCTTATTAACTAGCTTTGCCTTCTCGACTTCTTTGGTTGTCGCAAACTTTCAAAGTGCATGGGTCGAGGAGGCTGAGCTGTTTAATAAATTCCTATGAGTAGAAAAATCCCAGAAAACTCAACACCAATTCTAAATGAGATCCTTGAGGCTTTATCAAGAGCTAGGCTTTCGATATACGAATTCAATATTATTATGGCAGTTATAAGAAAGACGTACGGATGGGATAAAAAAAACGACTGGATAGCTGGATCACAATTAGAAGAACTAACTGGCATTAGACAAAACCACTGCTACAGAACCGTGACAAAGCTCGTAAAGAAGAATATTTTAATCAAAGAATTTAAGCGAGTTGGCTTAAACAAGCGAACAAAAGAGTGGTTAGTACCTATACAGGTAGTACCTATAGAGGTAGTACCCATACAGGTACTTAAACATACCCATACAGGTACTTCAAACATACCCATAGAGGTACACACAAAAGAAACTATACAAAAGAAACTATTACAAAAGAGAGTGAGTGAGTTTGAAATCTTTTGGATCAACTATCCGAAGAAAAGAAACAAAGGACAAGCAGAGAAAGCCTTTAAGAAGGTCACTGAACCTATTGAAAGCTTAATCCTGGTTATAAACGAAGCCAAGAAGACAGAGGCGTGGAGAAAAGAAGGAGGACAGTTTATTCCTTACCCAGCTAGTTGGCTTAACGCTAGGGGGTGGGAGGATGAAGTAGAGGTAGGGGTAGAGAAAGGAGATGACTACTACGTTAAAGAGATGGTTTCTATCGGGGTGATTAAGTTCTCAACCAAGCACGGCAAGGAGTTAGCAATGAAGTACAGTAAATATTCTAAACTATAAAACTATGGAAAATTTCTACGAAACTTTTAAAGACAGCTACGTTCAACTGTTTGACGATAGGAAGTATTGGAAAGAAAAACCAGAGCTTCCGAAGTATTCAAAAGTTATGCCTATGAGGGATTTAATTAAGAACCGCAAGGCTATAAAGAAACTGAACGACGTTGGGGTGGGCGTGTTTTTTACCCCAAATCCGTGCAAGAACGGAAGGAAAGAGTCGAACGTGACTTCTATTAAGTGGGTGTACATAGATATGGATTCTGGGACAAAGGAAGAACAGAAGCAAAGGATTAAAGAGTCTCCCATTTACCCGAGCATAATTATCGAGAGCCTTAGAAGTTATCACTGTTATTGGAGATGCGACATAGAGCCTAAAAACTTTAAAGACTTGATAGACGGGTTAATTTTATACTTCAATGGAGATCCAGCCATAACATCGTCAAACGAAGTTTTAAGAGTTCCTGGGTTCTTACACCAAAAATACAAGGACGCATCCTTTGAGATTAAACTTTTGAAGTTTGACACGAAGGAAGAGTCTTACGAAGACCTCACAGAAGCATACCCAAAGCCAATGGACTCATGGAAAAGGAAGTATAAAATGAAAGACAGCGACCTTTCGGTGCTTAAAGACATACCAATTAAAACCGTACTTGATAGACTTGGGATTCAATACTCAAACAAAAACGAAATACTAGAGGCTGGAGAAATAACCTCGGCCATTATTAACGACAAACAAAACTATGTTAATAGATTCTCTGGGAAGCCGCCCTCTGGGTCGACTATAGATCTGGCAATGCACTACAACAACACAGACGTTAAAGGAGCTATTGAATGGTTAAAGGAAACGTTTTTACTTAAAGACAAGTCCCCAACCCGTGTTGAGATAAAAAAGAAAACCGACTACCGCAAGAGGTACACCTGGGGAACACACAACCTAGACCACACCTTCGCAATCATCAAAAGAGATACGCTTACGGTTTTATACGGAAGTAGAGGACAAGGGAAGACAACCTATATTTTCGACATGGCCACTAAGAACGCAAAGCTTGGACACAACGTACTGTTGTATTCGTTAGAGATGGAGAAGGACGCGATTATATCTGATTTATGCAGGAAATATGCGGGAATAACCGTTGGAGAAGAGTTTGATTATAAGATACCAGAACATAAACAAGAGGCTTACGACAAGAAAACGAAAGAGCTTCAAGGTGAAAAAAACCTTATATTCGAAGGAATGAGAAAAACATCAGACAAAACGTGGGGGAGCATCTTAGAAGGAATGTCTAAGCACGAAGACGTAGATTTAATAATCATAGACAACCTTGACCTGATAAGCGGAGATAGAAACGAAAGTAATAACGACAAGCAAATACGGATTATTAAAAACATGATGACGTTTGTATCAGAAAACAAAGTCCCAATAATCCTACTCCATCATCAAAGAAAGTTCACCCCAGGTGGTAAAAGCTCTGGTATGGATGATATGTCTGGATCAGGGAAGGTTCCAGATACTGCAGACTATGTTGTTCGTGTCATTAGGGACAGTGATCCAACCCAGGAAATACCCGAAAGATATAAGACTATGCTCCACCTTGAAAAGTCTAGGGGGTACTCAGAAGAAATGGAAGCAGTCTACTTCCACAGAGGATCGTTCGTAGACGAGTATCCTGTTGAAAAGAAAATGCCAAACTTTGGAAAACAATATAATTTCTAACCAAAACTATGAAAAAGATAAAACCACTAATTACAAAATACAAATCATTTAAGTTCAGATCACGCCTAGAAGCTAGGTGGGCCGTGTTCTTCGACTCGCTTGGAATTAAATGGGAGTATGAGGCTGAGGGATATGCACTTGAAGACTGTTGGTATTTGCCAGATTTTTGGCTACCAGAATATGACGGAGGCATTCATGTCGAAGTAAAGCATACTGGAGGTGATTTTTCGAAAGCCATGAAGTTTACGGAAATTACCCGAAATTCAATTTGGCTTTGTGAAGGTCCTCCAGCTCCTAGGGTGTACGACTATGTTTGGTGGGATGAAGGTGCACCAAATATCTGCAAGGTAATTCCATTTTGGGACGTAGCCGTGAGGTTTAAAAGATTTTTCTATGATCCAGGATATGAAGAGCAGGATGGAACCATGTCTCAAGACTACCAAGATATAAACCCTGAGTACATGCAAGCGGTGGAGGACGCTAATTGCTTTGATTTTAATTTAACCCAAACAACATGACCACAGTACACAATTGGCAAGAAGACGTAGGACACTACTTTGCCGACACCAAGACCGACACAATTCGAACCTACGGAGAAGATTTAACTCACGAAGACGGAAGAACTCTTGAAACTTGGACGAAGAAAATTAAGCCTGGAGAGTACACAACTAAAGAACTAGACAAATTAGTAAAATAGTATTGACTTTCTAAATACACTGTGCTAGGATTAAATCAAATAACCAAATAAACTATGGATCACGTTCACATTATGATTAAAACCACCGAGGAGAAGAAGAAGAAATTCAAGAAGGCTGTTGAGAAGGAAGGCTACACACAGAGTAGCGGGGTGAGGGAGGCTGTTAAGGAAAAGTTTAAAGTAATTATATAACCCATATAACATGGAAGACCTATTTGAAGACTTTCTCAAAGACAAACATGCCGAAGACTACCACGGAACCGATGATGACATGTATGAAGATTTTGAAGCTTGGCTTTGTGACCTAGACGTTCAAGAGCTACTAGACTATGGAAACGAACTTGCAAAGAAATTAACTAACCCAACTAAATAATGGAAAAATTATTCAACCTACAAAACAAACTAAAAGCAGTTAAGAAAGACGCAGAGAATCCTTTCTTCAAGTCAAAGTATTTTGACATTAACGGACTCTTGTCGGCTTTAAAGCCACTCTTGAACGAAGAAGGACTTGTAGTGATCCAACCACTAACTACTTTAGAAGGAGGTGTAAATGCTCTTAAAACGGTTGTTATAGACGCTGAAACAGGAAAAGCATTGGTTGAGTCGGTTGTAGCACTTCCGAGCAACGTAGACCCACAGAAGATGGGATCAGCTATTACTTACTTCCGAAGGTATGCCTTGCAATCACTATTCCTACTAGAAGCTGAAGATGATGACGCAAACTCGGTATCAGGCAAGCAACCACCAGAAGCTAAGAATTACAATCATGGTGGAACAGGCAAGTGCGAGAAATGCGGATCGAATATGAAGATGAGTGCAGCAGGTAAAATTTACTGTTCGGCTCTCTGTTGGAAAAAAGACTAATATGAAATACATAATACCAATCAAGGAATACGAACAAATAATTAACCGAGGTAAAGAAATAGCCTCGAGGAAACCAACCACCCCTAAAGAGCAATACTATGCAGACAAACATATCAGACAGCTTCCATCCAACGAAAGCAATCCAGACGTTAAAGAATAACGCTAATGGAATAATTAAACTTGGAAACGAACTACACAAGAAAAGAATCGAGTACATAAAAGTAAAGGCTAACCTAATGGATGCAGAAAGTTTATCTCGTAGACTAGCAGTAAACGATCCAGACCTCAAAGTGTCTATCATAAGAGATGTAATCAAGGATGGATGTGCTGAACAACAGAAGATCCACGACATACTCCTAGAAGAAATCCGTGACCTAAAAGAACAAATGGAGGTACTAGTAGAAGTAAACAACAGCTTAAAAGCTTCACACAGAATCCTTGAGCTTGAAATAAAGAATCAAATGTAACCAATCACTATGAGAACACCAATTGAAGACATCGGAGATAAATTAACCGCTATTACAATCCTACTTGGGATGATAGCTTTACTTATAATACTTTCTTAACCCAACTATCATGTTCGGGAAAAAACTAATCAACGTGCTGATCAAAGCACAAGCGTGGACGGCAATCGTCTGCACAGGTCTCGGTCTAATCTGGTCATTCTGGTCTGCTAGTCAAGTATGGGACTTCGCAGGAGGAGTCGGATTCTTCCTAGGAGGAGCCTTCGTATGCCTGTTCTACGGTTCATTCTGGTACATCATCATGGCTGCTTTCTACAAGTACAATAACAAATAACCCAAACAATTATGTTTGAAGTTCTAGTAATCGCAACTCTAATTGGATACGGAGTAGCAATCGCTGTTCTCTACAAAGAGAGCCTCAAATAACCTCTAACCTCTCATTCCTATGTTAATTCTCTCAGCAGCAGTCTGTGCAATCGTGTTCTCGGCATTTGTGTGCCACTACACAGACGACCACAATTCTATCTGTAGAAAATAAAAACAAATAACCTCAAACCTCATGAAGTACCTAAATAAATACACTGCAGTAACCATGATTGGTGTCATCGTCGGTATGTTTCTCTACATCCAATTCGACAAACCAACTAACCGTGAAGCTCTAATACACACAGCTAAAGCTGAATATACAACACTCATGCAAGAATTCCAATATGTTCAAGGAATCTACGAAGAGAAACAAGCAGAAATAGCAAAATACGAAGCTAGACTAGATAGTTTAAAAAATGAGCTAGAATCGTTGTCTAAGCTCCTCTTTGATTTAAATGAGGCTATAGACGAAGAACACGCTGAAACGCTTAATGCAACGACTGGAACGCCAAATTTAACGTCTGAGAAGACTGACATGGAGCGTTGGCAAATAGTTAATGATTTACGAAAGCCTTTGGCTGAATATTGGAAGGATACTGTGTTGGAAGATAAGGTTGATGATTTACTTTTGTGGTGTAAGGCTAGCAGTGTTCCAAGGATTTGTGTGAAAGTTATAGCCGCACAGACACAGATGGAGACATCGTTTGGCACGACTGGTACAGGAGCTAAATACAAGAACCTGACTGGTATAAGAGATTCAGGTGTATGGAGGAGGTATGAGCAGTATTACTATTCTTTGAAAGACAGTGTTGATTTGTTTGTTCAAGGAAACTATGAAGATTATTTCACCTTATATGGGTGGAAAGACGGATTGAGAAAACATGTTGAAAGGTGGGGGACTAATCACTACGGAGAAATAAAACATATATGTGAAAAAGTCTTAAACTAATATATGAAACTAAATAAATCTCAAATCTTAACACTAATTATATTATGCGTCTTAATAGGTTTATTCTTGGTCGGGTTCCTGGAGTGGGTGATAAGAGTGATAGTAATTCCAATCGTAGAGTTCCTGTTCGAAGGATTACTACTAATAGCAAGTGGAAGCCTGTAGTCGAGCTAGAGGTACAGAATAATGTCTTAGAAGGAACCCAGAAGATGATAGCGGTTCCGTTCGAATCTCACTCAACAGTAAATCGTAAACACAGATCAATTGGAAACACCTAAGGAAACTTTAAAACTATTACTCGATGAGCTTAGAGCTGAGATAGCTGAGAAGGTTGATAAATCGTTGCGTAAATCTTATTTAAAAGGATTAGACAGTGCAGAAGCGTGTTTAGATATTAAGAGCTGTCAAGGTGCTATAAG